ATTGATGAACCGAAACCTGAACCAGTCGCTTCAAAGCCACTTCTAAAATTGACATCACCAGTTGTGTTTGAACGGGCGAAACTGTCGGCAGTACCATTAGCAGAATAAACACTTCCACCTCTTACTTCGTGTGTATGTGCGCCACCAGTAATTGTGTGAGTATGCAATTGAGGGTTTTCGTTACCACCAGTAGCACCAAGTGTTGTACCTGTGATACCTGAAACAGCACTAGTGATTCGGTTAATAGCCGTACCGCCCATATCATCTTTACCTGCAACAGAACGACCACGCATATCGGGAATAGCAAAAGTAGTAGAACCATCACCAGCACCATATGTAGTTCCAATAGTGGTAAACAACACAGGATACTGTGTACGACTAACTAACTGTCCAGAACACAACAACCAACCAGCAGGGGCAGTTGCACCAGCAAATGGGTTTACAACACCAACAGGAACAGCCCCCGCACTACTTAATGCAGCAGAAATAGGCATTAAACTTCCTTAACCCAGCCCATTGCCATCACGGATACGGCGCTGGCGCTATCACTGTAGCCCCAAAGACGTTCACCAGCGGTTAGTACTAGACCTGTATCCCATACAATTGTGTCAAAACCACCAATAGGAAGCGCCGAGAAGAAGCGGTTGCTTGGAGTTTCTGTAGTGCCTACGCCCATGTATACAAGCCTATCTACACCAGTAGTATTGCAAATAGTCATTTGTTTAATAATCCATGTCTGCCCAGAAGGGACAGCGGTGGTGCCAAGTCCAGCGCTAGAGGCACCCAACGTTGATGGTCCAAAGAACCTAGTTTCATTACGGTCACCGACAGCCATTACATCATCTCCATTAACATTATTGCACCTGCTTGGTTATTAGACAAAAAGGCGTTAGGTCCTAGTTTTGCGGCGGTTATATTACTATCTGCAATTTTAGCAGTAGTTACAGCGGAATCCGCTAACCCTGAAACTACCATACCGCCAGCGTTCTCTACGCCTGAAATAGTTACGTTGATAGTAGAACCAGCGCTAGACCTGGCTGAGATAAAATCACCCGAAGTCATTACCTGTGATACATCCAGTAATATTGTCTCATTAGCCGCTAATGCCAAAGAGTTAAATAAACGGTTGGCTGTGCCAGCAGTTTGTGTAACGGGTACCAAAGAGATACTGATAGTGGCAGTTGCAGAAGCGCTTGTATTAGTTACAACAAATTGTTTAATCATTGTAGTAGTAGTTTGAGCGGTTGGGCATATATACAGGTTTGTCTCAGTGTTAGCCGTAAGTACAGATGGTCCTGCTAGTCGTTTTTCTGTAAAAGCCATTGATTATTTCTTTTCCATTTTTTCCTGAAGTTCTTCAATGTATGCTTCCATCAAAGCAGTTTTATGATTCAACTCAGCCAATTGACGCATCAAGGAGTTAATTACTTTTTGAGGGTCAACTTGATGATTTGGTTGTTCTTGTGTTTCTTGTTCCATTATATTCCTCCTTCCAAAAGTTTTAGCCTAGCATCTAGTTCTTGCAAAGCCTTTACAATAGGTGGAACTAATTCAATTTCATTTATGTATTGACGGTCACTAGGGGTTAAAGGCATTTCAGGCCCACCTAAATCCCAAAGGTTTGTATCCCGTGTCTCCCCAACAGAATCTAGTGCTTCTTTTATATCTTGGGCTAGGAACCCATAAAAGATTTCTTCTTCAACTGCTTCGGGGTCGTCATCATTTCTTTCAGTCAAACGCTTAAACTCAACTGGTTTAAGAGCATTGATTAAATTAAGACCGTATTCCAATGGTTTAATTTCCCTTTTGTAACGACTATCTGACGCAGTGAAAGAACCAAAGTAATAGTAAAAGTTCCATGTTGAGTTTTGCCTATAAACACCAAATTGTGAATCGTCAAGTTGCATCCATGTAACAGCATTTTCAGGGAAGTTTATTCCAGCCCAACCGTTGTTTTTACTCCACACCGACATAGAGCCATAACTCCCGTATTGAATGCCAGTATGAAGGCCAGCAGACGCATAAAACCTTTTGCTGCCATAAACACGGACATAGGTAGAGTCTTCCATGTAGATACCACCACCATATGTTTGGTTATACCAGCCAGTAGCACCTGTTGAACGAAACCATCCTGTTGCAGATACAGACCCAACATCAGTCACTCCTGTAGCGCCTGATGCTACATAACCCAATGTGGTCGTAGCGCCTGCCACTGCAAGAGTAGAACTAATAGTGAACGCACCGTTTACCGTTGCAAAACCATTGCCTACTAACAAAGTGTTGCTGTTATTGCCCCCGATATAGACGTTTGAATCTGAACTTGACCTTAAATAGATATTTCCATCAGAAGCACTATTGTTCAAAAGCAAATAACCTCTGTTGCCTGCTATCCCGCCCCATGTAGCGGTATAAACTTGACCAACAGTTAATCCTGATGTAGGGGTAGTTAGATACACTTTTGCAAATGTTGGTGAATCTCCTGTACCTACTGATTGTCCAATACTTATTGTCACTGCACCCGTACCGCTTGAAACAGAAACGCCCGTACCAGCAACTGCTGAAGTAACTCCAGAGTTTGTTACAGTGACATTGCCTGTTGCTCCAGAAATACCAATAGCGGTACCTGCTACAACGGTAGAAACATAATTACCCGTTGTATCTGTGCCTAAAACAACTGACCCATCAACAAATGTTGATACACCAGTAGTACCTAATTGAGAGACTCTACGAATACCAGTCATTATGCAGGTCCTATATCTTCCACAAACAAAAATGCTTTAGTACTGGAACCCCTGCTTGCATATCCATTTGCTCCAGTAGCCTGCAAAGTTGCAACGACATTCTGTGCGCCAGCAGTAATTGTTCCAAGCCAAATAAGATTAATAAATCTATTAGTAACTCCAGAAACATCTAATTGTTCAAAGCACTCGTTAAGAAGTGTTCCAGAAATGTTTGTTAATCTTATTCTTGCTGCTATATATGCACTTGCATTAGTAGGAAAAACATCAGGCTCAAAATAGGTTATTTTGTATAGCCTGCCAGTTACGGCAGTAAAAGAAGAACCAGTAATCTGCACTTCTTCAGAAGTAATAGTTGTGTCAGAACCTGTGGCACTGTTGTAGGACATTACTCCCCAGGCAACATTCCAAGGTCGTGAAGCCATAGTTGCTATTTGTGTTGTGTTTGTCCCAGCGGAAGCAGTAGGTGCTAATGGAGTGCCAGTCAGGGTTGGACTAGCAAGTGGTGCTTTTAACGCAAGGTCAGAAGTAAGGCTTGCTATCTTGCTTTGAGCGATTGCAGCCGAAGTGTTAATATCGGCATTTAAGATGGTTCCGTCAAGAATCATTGTTGAAGTAACGGTTCCCGTATCGGCAACGGTGACGGCGGTGCCAGAAATCTTGGTTTTATCTATAGCCGCCGATGCGTTGATGTCTGCATTGACAATTGCTCCATCAGCAATCTTGGCACTTGTAATAGCATTGTCTGCAATGTAGGTAGCCGTAGATGCAAGAGGACCATCGTTTAAGACACCTGAGACTGTCAGGTTAAGCGCCGAGTTTGTAGAAGCCAGCGCCCTGAGAGTCTCTCCAGTTGTGAGTACTTGAGACAAGTTGATAATCACCGTGTCATTAGCCGCTACTGACGTACCACTGAATAGAGCATTACTAGCAGAAGCAGTATTAACGTAAAAAGTAAATGTAGCCGCAGTTCCTGTAATGTTCGTTACGACTAATTGTTTAATGATTGCGGAATACCCAGTTGGAACTGTATACAGCGCACTAGCCGCTGATGTTGTCAGCGTTGTAGGGGAAATGAAGCGTGTCTCTACGAATGGCATTAGTACCTCACTATATAGTTTAGAACCATTGTTGGCTGCATTACGCTATGAGATTCAGCAGCAGATGCAGCCGTGTTGGGTTGGTTGCTCATCGTTACAGAACCTGAAATTGAACCAGCAGGGGTAAAAGAGTGTGCATGACGAGCAGAAGCACCACCCGTACTGAAGTTGTGTTGGTGGTTCGGGTAAGAACCTGTATGGTCAGCATACGAACCTCCTCCACGACCTACTGCATGGTTATTTTCCATTGTTGTACCAGCAACACCTACAACTCTCAAGAAGTCTGTGTAAGCGTTCATTGAAGTAGTGCCAGAGTGTGAGTGGTCTGGAGAATCATTTCCCGTTGTGCTACCAGTACCCGTAAAAGAACCGCTAAATGAAGCAGTATTGTCATGGGAGTGAGCAGGGACTCCTGACTGTGCGGAAGTCAAAGTTACATACTGTGACCCAATAACTGTTCCAGAACTATTGGCAATATCAAGGCGAAGAGCGTCTGTGCCGCCCATATTGTCAATACCAGCAACCGTACGACCACGAAGGTCAGGAAGACAGAAGTCAGTTTCTGCTACGACACCAGTATTGTAAGTAGTTGAAAGAACTGCGAACAAAGCGGCATAGGTTGTTCTAGATACCGCTTGTCCGTAGCAAAGCAACCAACCTGTTGGTGCCGTAGAACCAGCAAACGGGGTAATCATGCCCACTGGTAGACCTACACCAGCAGCAAAGGTAGCCGTGGTTGCGCCAGAACTATCAATAGCCATTACAGATGCGCCAGAAGAGTTCTTAACCTCAAAAATAGTAGAGGTTGACCCTGATACTTGCTGGATTAATACTGAATCAGCGCCAACGTTAAATTGTGGTGCTGTGTCTACACGCCTACGAGCCATTAGTTAGTCTCCATACGCAATAATACCGTAACATCATATAACTGATTAGAGGCGTTGTTTACTTTGTCCACGACAACCCACTTTTCACCGTCGTATGTCCATGTCTTACCACCGACTGTGTAGGTCTGATTTGCTGTAGGGGAGTTTGGAAAGTCAATAGCCATTATGCGGGTCCTATATCTTCTACTAAAATATGCGTAATGGAATCAGAAGAACGAGAACAGATACCTGAACCACCACCACTTGCTTCAAGGGTCCCACAAACAGTTACAGAACCAGATAAAGATGTTGTTATGCAAAAGTTAGTTGTATTGTTTCTTTGATTAATAATTGCATTTTCTGAAAAATTCAGAATTGTTCCAGAGATATTTGTCAACCTTATCCGTGACCTAATAAAGTTAACTGTTCCGCTAAGTGTTGAAACGCCCGATTCAAAGTATGTAATTTTATATCTGCGACCAGCAATAGCAGTAAATGCACTTGTTGTCAACATTACTGTTTCACTAGAAAAACCAGCCGAGTTAGATGTTGCTTGTTGATATGCAATAGTTCCCCATGCTGTATTAAAAGGTTTACTTTGCCAAGAAACACCATTGGTAGCAGTAGAGTCAGCAACAAGAACTTGGTTATCTGTGCCTACTGGCAACTTGGCTACAACATCTGCTGTAGCACCTACAAGAAGGTCGCCTTTAGTATCAATGACTGTATTAGTGCTGTCAGAAGCCCATGAGACCCCCGTAGCGGTACTTGAGTTAGCAATAAGCCTTTGGCTGTTACTTCCTACAGTTAAACGGTCTACGGTCTGTGAGGCAGTTCCAAGGATTAAATCACCTTTAGCCTGAACAATTCTTGTAATGGGGTCGTAGGAAGCGCCTGCGCCAATTTCAATCCACTGGGAATCATAGTAAATAAAGGTAAGACCACTATCAGATTCAAACCAAAGCGCTCCAGCAGTAGGGGACACTGGTGGTGTATCAGAGACAGTAATACTTGCTCCACCACCAGCAGAAGCGTTAGTCCACAAACTTGTAGCAGTATTATATTTTAATACTTGACC